AAAAGCCAATATCTCATGCGAAAACCAGGACTCAAAGGGGGTCTACTTTTCTTACGGCATAATAAAAAGCGTTGACGATACCGTGGATAGAAAATATTATACTTTGGGATTTTACGCTGGAGACGAGCTAAAGTATGACTGGTTTTTGGTTCCAGAGATAGTTAAAACAGACCAAACCACTAGGCGTATAGAGCAAAAAGACCTGCAAGAAGGAAGGGTTATAATGAACTCTTCCTGCTGCGATTGACAAGGCTCATCTCGCTGCTATAATAGTTTACTATGGCAGAGAAAAAAACTACAAAAACACCGTATCAGTCAGCTTACGGAGCCGGATACATCCGTGCAGACCAATGGGTTACTGAAAAGCTGTGCGCATTAATTTCCAAAAAGTCTGGTTCAGAGTTGCCAGATAAATTTTGGAATCTGTCAAAGTGGAAATCTATTTTTCGCAGACAGGTGCAACTAGCCTCTTCTCTGTTAATTTTATACGATGCAGAAGCTATTTCTATGGCTTTAAGAGATAAAAGGTCTTACAACATTCGCTCGTTTGCTGCGTTTAACTCTGTGCCCTTTTTCTCTAAAGTGCTAGACGAATATCAAGCAGAGGTTGATAGCAGAAATAAAGCAAAAGAAATAAAACTGACACCAAAATCAACTACTGAACTTCCAAGGTTACATAAAAAAGAAAACAAACTATCGAGGTTGAAAAATATAGATGGCGAAACAAGACCCATTCAAAGTGGCTAAAGACTTATTAGCTAAACACGGAGACAACATAGTAAGAAGTGGAGACGCGATGGTTTCCGATAAACAGGAAATCGTTTCTGTTTCTCCTCTTATTGATGTGAACATAGGAGGCGGCATACCAGAAGGCTCGGTAGTCCTGCTAGCGGGAGACGAGAAGTGCGGAAAAACCGTAACGGCACTTCAAATATGCAAAAACGCACAAGAGCTTGGTAAAAATATATATTACCTAAACATTGAGGCCAGATTGAAATCCAGAGACCTAGAAGGAATAGAAGGTCTAGATTTAGAGAAAATAAACGTAGTTAGCTCTTACAGAGAGGATGACAGTGAAGGCAATTTGGTACAAAGCAAAATCCTTAGCGGAGAAGAATGGCTCAGTTTTGCTGAGAATTTTATACATAATGACCCTGGATGTGTTGTTGTTCTTGATTCTATTTCTCAGCTTGTAACTGAACGTCAACTTCAGGCAGACATTGGCGACGTAACCGGCGACGGAGGCTTTAGATTGCTGTCTCAATTCATCGGCAGAATAGCTCCGGTTGTTGTTGTAAATAAATGTATTGTTATTGGTATACAACACTTAATTGCAAACACTAGAGCAAGGCCAGGACAAAAGACTAAAAGCAGGAGCGGTGGACGTAAGATTAGATATGCAGTTGATGTAGACCTTGAATGCACATATATACAACCCTGGAAAGCATCGTCTGCCGATGACGCAGAACAGATAGGGCAAAGAGTAAACTGGATTACACGCTCTACGGCTAGACCAATACCGCCAGGAAGAAAGATTGAGTCTTTGCTTAGATATGGCGTTGGACTGGATAGGATTGCGGAATTGATTAGCTTAGGAAAAAGCCTTGGCTTCATAAGGGTCTCTGGCTCCTGGTATGTTTTAGACTATATGCAGAACCACCTGGATGTTTTAGGTGTGGATGAATGGGCTGTGGACAAGAAAGGAAAGCTAACACCAGAAATGTCAAAGCTCGTACAGGCTCAAGGAGAACACAAAGCTCACGACTTGCTTAAAGCTAATCCAGCTTATTTGGACTGTTTACAAAAAGATATATATGACATGCTTGGGATGAGTGAATGAAGGTAGTAGACTTTAACGGAAGAGAACATAACTTTCCACCAACAGGCCACCAGCCTGATTTGGACGATGGCCGAAAGAGAAGCGAGATACACTTACACGCCAGAAGATTGCTCAGAGAACTCTATCCAACCCAAAGAATACTAGAAGAAGTGCCTCTGCCAGGGACACAGCAATACGCAGACTTTTACCTCCCCCACAGGAAAGCTGTTGTTGAAGTCCACGGCAGACAGCACTATGAGTTCGTTGCCCACTTTCATGAGGACAGATGGGGCTTTGCCAAGTCAAAGCAAAATGACTCTAAGAAAGAGGGTTGGTGCGACATGAATAATATTAAATATATAGTTTTACCATATAATAAGGTTAATGATTGGGATGACATCATATCAGAGTCTTGATGAGAGGTGGGAACAAGTAGAGAAAGCCCTAAAGCAGTTTGAGGTTGCTGTAGGGCTTGGTTCTTTAGGCCCCACAGAAGTTAATAGATGGATAAATATAAAACCGATGTTGCTAAACAAGCTTTCGGAACAGGAATGCGCTGAAGGAGCATACTTACTTGTGCAGGAGGCGACGTTTGTGCAATCTCAGATTAATGTCTTACAATCAAAGATAGATTGGTGCAACAGAAAAATAAATCAAATAATAGCGCCAATAATCAAAAATCAAATCACACGATATATGGAGAACGAACTAAAGAGAGCTTATGCGGTAAAGCAAGATGATGTTGCGGAAAGGTTACAGCAAATAGCAGACGAAGCATCTAGTTATCACTCACGGCTACAATACCTACCCACCTCCTTAAGAGCGCAGGCTGATAAGCTAACCAAATATCAAGAGATAAAGAGAGGTCAAAACTATGCCTGATTTCACAGAAATACTAAAAATAGCCGTCGAAGAACAAGATTGGAAGATAATCTGTGGCTTATACACAAACATTACCGGAGAGCCCCTATCTGTCCCAGATGCCGAGACCGAGCCTGCTGAAGAGGAAGCAGAGGAAGAGGACATCCTATCTAAAAACTTTGATATGGAAGAGATACTGGGAGAAAAACCAACAGAAGAAACAGCGGTTGACAATCACAGGGAGTCTATGTATAATGATTTCACTGCTCCGCCAAGAACACAGAATACAGACACGACTGGCAGGAGAATGAGGTCTGAGCCCGTAGGTTCAAGGCCATTAAAAAACGTTGTTGGGGTCAGCGAAGAGGGTTTTGTTGACGATATGAGCGAGTCTCTTACTGACCCAGAGACAGGAGAACCCTTGACGGGAAATAACAAGAACGTCAAGATAACACCGAGAAACAGGCGAAAAGAATTGGGAATGAAAGACACATCTCTTATTGACGCAACTTGCTCTTCTTGCGGTGAAAATCAAAAGATATCTCCCGCCCTAGCATTTGGATACTCGAAGCGTAAATCCGAAAACACTTGGACCTGCAATACGTGCAGCACACGAAAGGGGCGTCGTGCCAGAGGTTGAGCAAGATAACAGAAACGTTGCTGCGGAAAGAGCGGTTCTTGCGGGCCTTTATTCTTACGGGGTCGATGCGTATTTGGACATAGCTCCAATGCTATCGCCCATGTCTTTTACAGACAGGTCTAATCAGGCCATCTATAAGTGCTTCTCACACCTCTTTGAAGAAAAGGATGTAAAGCAACTAGATGAGTCTTCCGTATTTTCTGCGGCCAAAGACTTAGGATATAGCTGGCTTGTAGAGCAAAAGGACGAGATAAACCACCTAAACAGCATCTTCAACACTCACATCTTACTAGAGAATGTAAGGAACTTCGCTGCTAAAATAAGCAGGCTTGAGGTGGCTAGGATGCTTCGTCAGCAAATGAAAGAGGCTGATTCATCCCTCACAGAAGTAGGAGGAGATGAGCCAATAGAGCATATTCTTGGTATAGCAGAGAAGTGTATCTTTGACTTTACAAGCAAGCTAACTAACGCTTCTGGAACCGACCCCCAAAGATTGGCTACTGGAATGAGAGAGCATATCATGGATAAGCTCGATAATCCCAGGGACGTTATCGGACTGCCTACTCCTTGGCCTACATACAATGAAGCTATTGGTGGAGGATGCAGGAGAAAAGCCGTTAGCATGATAGGTGCAAGAAGCGGCGTGGGAAAGAGTATGCTTTCTGACAATCTGGCTAAACACTTAGCAGAGCTTGATGTTCCGGTTCTTTACCTTGATACAGAAATGAGCGACGAAGACCATTGGTATCGTCTTGGAGCAAATTACGCAGACGTAACAATTAACGACCTAGAGAGCGGCAAGTGTGGGGAAAACTTCTCTGAGAGAAAAAGGATTGAGGAGGCTCTAGACAAAATCGAAAAGCTCCCCATTGACTATATCAATGTGTCTGGAATACCGTTTGAGGAAACCCTTTCGATAATGAGAAGATGGATACACAAGACTGTTGGCTTTGAGGACGATGGCCGCACCAAAGACTGTATGATTATTTATGATTACGTGAAGCTGACTAACGGAGAGGACTTGAAGGCTGGTGTTCAGGAGTATCAAGTTCTTGGATTCATGATGACCTCTCTTCACAACCTAGCCGTAAGAAACGACGTTCCCATATTCACCATGATTCAACTAAATCGTGACGGTATTGACAAGGAGACGGCTGACGTTGTTGCTGGCTCTGATAGAGTAATGTGGCTGACCACTAACTTCTCTATTTTTAAACCTAAGAGTGATGAGGAACTTCAGGCATCTGACCCAGAAGACGGAACACACAAACTGGTTATCATTAAGCACAGGCACGGACCAGGAATGAGCAGAGGAGATTACATCAACATGAAGATGGAAGGTGCTAAAGCTCGCATAGAAGAGGGGAAAACAAAGCTGAAACTAAAGAGAGAGCGAGAACAAGGCATAAACCCACAGCCAGAAAACGTTTCGGATGAAATAGACGACATTCCTTTTGGTGAATCGCATGATAGATAAAAACGACCCTTATTTTGACTATGACCTAATAGAAGAAATAAAGGACATGGCGTGCGCCAGTATAGACGAACTAATGACCTATCTTGGCGTAGATTATAGAAGGAACGGTAAAATGCTTGTGGGTCCATGCCCTGTGCATGGTGGCGATAATCTTAGCGCGTGGAACTTATACCCAGAAGGAGACGATGTTAGAGGGTATTGGGTTTGCAGAACTCATCACTGCGAAAAAAAGAAATCAGAAAACGACCGACTTCTATACGGCTCAACAATCATAGGTTTTGTTAGAGGTGTTCTTTCCCACCGAAAAGGAGAGGGTGAGTTTGTAACATACAAAGAAGCAATAGACGCTATGCTAGACTTCCTTGGCTACGAGTCAATTAAAGAAGTAAAGAAACCCGATTCGGCTTCGCTTGAAAGAAGAAAGTATGTATCTTCCATGAAAAAGCTAAGTCTAGCCCCAAAGCAGGCGAATAGCGGCTGGAGCAGGGAGAAGCTCCGGTCCACGCTTGAAATACCATGCAATTACTACCTGCAAAGAGGATACTCGAAAGAGGTGCTTGACAAGTATGATGTCGGATTGTATAATAAACGTAACAGGGTTGTTGTGCCTGTATATGATGACGCTTACAAATACGTAACCGGTTTCTTAGGAAGGTCTATATGGCCTCAATGTGAGTCTTGTGGAAAATGGCATGACCCAGAAAAGGGCTGTCCCAAAACAAGCTACGAAGTAAAAGAGTGTGAAAAGTGGTTAAATGGTGATTTTAAGTCTACAAATTACCTTTACAACTACTGGTTTGCAGCAGAAAAAATCAAAGATAGCGGGGTTGCTATTTTAGTAGAAGGAGCAGGAGATGTTTGGAGGCTTGAAGAAAACGGCATACATATTGGTCTAGGCCTTTTTGGCACCGACCTAACAGACCCACAAAGAGTTCTCTTAGATAGGGCTGGAGCATTATCACTAATTGTTCTGCTAGACCCAGACAAAGCTGGAAGAGAGGGGTGCGAAAAACTTAAATCACAGCTAGGAAGGCAGTATAGAATGTACTTCCCCAAAATTAACGACGACGTTGGAGGATTAAACTCCGACGAGATTACATCAGAAATAAAACCGATAATAGAAAGGGCTATCTAGTGTCTAGTATAGTTGCAATTTCAGGTAAAAAACAATCTGGTAAAACCAGTTGTGGGAATTTTTTGTTCGGCTCTGCAATGCTCTCTATAGACTTGGTGGAATACGCACACATAAGCCCACAGGGACAGCTTATCGTTCCATTCGACTTTGGAGACGAGACTAGGCCTTCTATCTTCCCGATTGACAGCATGAATCAGGCAATGATTAATTTTATGTCAGAAAATATTTGGTCAGAAGTTAAAGTCTATAGCTTTGCAGATAATCTTAAGCGAATCTGTATAGATGTTCTCGGCCTAACTGAACAGCAGTGCTACGGAACGGAAGAAGAAAAAAGCTCTCTCACCCACATTAACTTACAAGACTGTGTTTTTGATACAATGAGAAGTCGAAAAATGACTGCCAGAGAGGTCATGCAGTATGTTGGCACAGACTTCTTCAGGAGAATATACCCTCAAGTGTGGGTTGACTCTACAATCAGAAAAATCAAGAGAGAAAAGCCTAAGTTGGCTATTATTGTTGACTGTAGGTTTGAAAATGAAGTGAAAGGCATACAAGACGCTGGAGGAAAAGTAATAAGACTTACAAGGAATATTTTTGGAGATAGCGACCAACACCCAAGCGAAACAGCTTTGGATGACTACGAGGGCTTTGACTTTGTTCTGGATAACCAAAAAATGTCCCTACAGGAACAAAACGAAGCCGTTTACAACAAATTGGTTGATTGGAATTTCGTTGACTACAAAGCAGTAGCAACGCCATTAAAATGATTATAACCTACTTTAGAAGCAGTTCATTTAATGCCTATGGCATGTGTCCTCAGCAATACTTTCTTACGTATGTTCTAGGGATACCGTCTCCAGGTGGGAAGAAAGCAGAGAAAGGGACGGTTGTACATAAAGTGATGGAATGTTTGGCTCACGGCAAAAAAGCGGAGCAAGATGGAATTGCTACATTTTTTGACGATGTTCTAGGGGCAAAGCCCACAAACAGACTTTATGAGGATGCATTTGTCAACGAACTCAGCAGAGAGTCTTTCGATTATTATACACAAAAATCTGTACACGATTTCACAAACAGGGATTATAAAGATTGTGAGAAATGGGCTTGGAAAGCTATTGAATATTCCGATGGGGCTTACGACCCAAGGAAAAGAAAGATTGTTGATGCTGAACCACACTTTGACATCACAATTGATGAGCCTTGGGCTGAATACGATTACATCATGCCAGATGGTTCAAGGGTACATGGCAACCTTTCTATAAAGGGCACAGTTGACCTTATCACTGATGCTGGCAATGGTGTGTATGAAGCAACCGATTGGAAGACAGGCATGAGAAAAGATTGGGCAACCGGAGAAATAAAAGACTTTTGGAAGTTGTGCGGCGACCCTCAACTAAGAATATATCACTACGCCTTAACGCATCTATATCCAGAGGCTCGACAAATAGTTCCTAGCATCTATTTCATCAATGATGGCGGGCCTTTCACCATGGCTTATGACCAATCAGACATAGAAGCTACAAAAGAAATGCTTAGAAAAAGATTTGAACAAATCAGAGAGGTTAAAAGACCACAGCTACTCACAGGATACAATCGGTGGAAATGCAACAGCTTTTGCCACTACGGTAAAACGCCTCATCCATCTGGTAAAATAAACCCAAAAACAGGAGAGCCATACACGATATGTCAGTACATGGCGGACAAAACCAGGAAATGTGGTATTGACACAGTTATAGCCGAAGACACTCATGAAGGACATACAATAGATTATTATAAAGACCCAGGTGTATAAATGAACATAAAAAGAAATCATATTTATCTAGTCACTGGAGCAAGCGGCTTTTTAGGTGAATCTCTTGTCGGAGAAATACTTTCTAGGGGCGGCCGCGTCAGGGCAATGTCAAGAAACGAAGGTAAGCTAATAGAGCTTCAACAAAAATTCAATTCAGACATACATATTGTAACTGGAGATGTTTGCAATAAAGTAGATGTTGTCCAATCGTTGAGTGGCGTTATGGGTGTGTTTCATTTGGCCGCATTTAAGCATGTTGGAATGGCCGAACGTCTTCCGAATGAATGCACAAGAACTAACGTAACGGGCTCTTTAAATATACTGCACGAAACACTTACCAGGAAAGAAATTGATTTTGTTATTGGTATTAGCACTGACAAGGCCGCTCAAGTTTCTGGCGTTTACGGAGCAACCAAGCTCTTGATGGAAAGGGTATTTTCTCAATTTGAAAAAATAAACCCATCTATTAAATACAGAATAGTAAGATATGGAAATGTTCTATATTCTACTGGCTCTGTTTTGTGCAAGTGGAAATCACTATTACAAAAAGGAATGTCGGTGACAATAACGGACCCAAACGCCACCAGATTTTTTTGGACTAGGGAACAGGCTGTTGATTTAATATTTCAATGCTTAAGAGACGCAAAGGATTCTAAGCCTTTCGTCCCAGATATGAAGGCCATGACTATTGGAGACCTCCTCCTTGCAATGCACAAAAAATACTCTCCTAAAGGGGCAAAGCTACAAACAAACGCCATCGGATTGCAGCCAGGAGAAAATTTGCACGAAAAAATTATTGATGATGGCCCTTATTCAAATGAAGTTGAGATGTTCACAGTAGAAGAAATAATGGAGATGATTTAATGAAAGTAGCCGGATTCTGCTCTGGACATGACTGTGCATATGCAATACTAAAGGACGGAATACCAGTATTGCACAACGAGCTAGAAAGATTTACCAGAGAGAAGGAACCTCTTGGAGATTCCATTGGGTTTATGTTTGACAGCTATGAAGAACACAGCGACATAAAACACTTTGCTCATTGCTTCGACACATACAACGGAGGCATTGAGAAAAGATATCCAGAAACTCTAAGCAAAATGATGTCCATAGCTAACCAAAATGGTGGCGATTATTTTATACCAGGACATCACGAATCACATGCAGCAAATGCATTTTTCTCTAGCAATTTCGACGAAGCGTTGATAGTAAGTATTGATGGTGGAGGAAGGGATTACGGCATCGACAAAGAAGAGGTTATAGCAACCTTCACTGCATGGGAAGGAACAGGGACAAAAGTAAATAAAATACAAATACTTCCTGGAAATGTAGTGAACATTGGCGTGTCTTGGACGGAGTGTACAAAACAGATATTTGGTCTTTCTGGCGGTTATCCAAAAGGAAATCAGGCTGGAACTGTAATGGCTATGGCTTGCATGGGAGACGCAAACAAATACTGGAAACACTTTTATGACAGCGGGCTTAGAGATTATAAGGGTATAAACTTTAAAGCATTAAGACAACAAGCGTTGAAAGGCGAACAAGAAATGTTTGACATCGCCGCCGGACTCCAAAGGGCAACAGAGAAAATTACAAAAAGTATTTTAGACACTTATGTCGAAAGATACCCTTATAAAAATCTATGTTTATCAGGCGGAGTTGTTCTTAATTCTGTAATGGTCGGCAAAATGTATGACTGGTATCCACAAATAGAAAATATATATGTATGCCCAGTACCCTATGATGCTGGATTAGCTATAGGAGCAGCACAATATGTTTACCACCACGTATTAGGAAACCCGAGGATTGACTGGCAGGATAATGCATCCCCATATCTTGGCAAAAAGTATTCTAGACAACATATACTTTCAGCTATTCAGTCGTCTGGATTTCATTGCGAAGACAGCTTTTCTAACGATGATGCAGCTAAGTTACTGTCAAAGGATGACAATATCATATCGGTTTTTGCTGGCGGCTCCGAGTCTGGAAGAAGAGCTCTAGGAAACAGAAGTATTCTAGCGGACCCTAGAAGCCCAAACATGAAAGACATCATAAATGAAAAAGTTAAGCACAGACAATGGTTTAGGCCTTTCGCTCCATCTGTTCTTAGAGAAGATGTTTCTGATTGGTTTGAAAAAGACGTTGATTGCCCGTACATGACAGCCGTTATAAAATTCAAAAAGTCTGTTGTTGAAAAAGTTCCTGCGGTTGTGCATTTGGATGGCACTGGTAGACTACAAACGGTTACAGAAAAAGACAATCCATGGTACTATAACTTTATTAAAAAATTCAAAGAGTATAGCGGGGTTCCTATAGTCCTGAATACCAGTTTTAATGACAGGGAGCCTATAGTTGAAACACCAGAGCATGCAATAGCCTGTTTTGCACAAACAGACATTGACTATCTTTACTTTGCGGACGAGGAGTTGTTAGTAAGAAAATGATAACTATGCTAATAGGCACTTGCGATTCTTATTGTTTTTTATGGGAAAACTTTGCTTTGCTATGCAATGCTAACTGGTCTGTGGAATCTAAAAAGATATTTGTCTCTGAAACCAAACGCGCTGAAATTGATGGGTACGACACTCATCTGCCAGGGAAGATTTGCTGGACAAACAGGATTATAAGCGCTTTAGAAGAAGTTAAAACAGATTATGTGTTCTTTGTTCTTGAGGATTATTTTTTAACAGAGCATATAACACAAGAAGAAATAGATTTATACATAGAATTTATGGAAGAAAAAAAAGCAAACAAAATAATGATAGAGCCGCTTTCTTACCTAATGAAATATAACATGAAAAATCACAACAAGTTCAAGGGCAGGTTTGTTTATAAGGTTGAAGATTATAGCGATTTTATTTCTTCTATTCAGCCTTCACTCTGGAGAAAAGACTATCTTTTACAACTATTGAAACCCGAATGGTCTCCTTGGGACTTTGAGTGTACCGGAACAGATTTAATTAAGGGCAAAGACAATAGGGTATATAACATATCCGGACCTAGAGGCATGAGAACAGAAAAGATATACTGGAATGCCATAATAAACCCCAAGATAGCGGAGACTCTGTATCCCGAGCATCTAGAAAAAGAGAAGCAAAAAAGAGAAGGCCAACCTATCTCTGGCAATATAATTAGCCCTGGATGGCCTGATATAAAAAAACGATTTAACCTAAAAGACATGGGAGGATTTTATAAATGAATAACAGAATACTTGACAACTACAATAACTCTGATATATTCTATATACAAATCACGTTTTACGCTAATTACACCGAAGAGGATGTTTGGACTTACTATGGCTAATATACTAATACTTGGAGCGGGTGGCATTGGACTCCCAATCGCGTCGGCCCTAAAGCACGAAGAATACAATCTTGTTCTGTCTGATTGCTCTCAAGACGCTATTGATAAAGCTAAGGATTATTTCGGTAGAACTAATTTTGACAGTCAATGCTTGCTTGACTTTCATGTTGGCGAAGCAGCGGATTATCTGGATAAGAATAAATTAGAATTTGACATAGTAGTATCAGCTTTGCCATACTACATGAACAAAGAAATAGCATTCGCGTGTGTTAGCGCTGGCGTATCTTACGTTGACCTTGGCGGGCATGTAGAGACAACCAATTATATTCGCAAGATTGCTGAGGAAGATGGCTACGCTCCAGTAGCTAGCGACCAAGGATTAGCTCCAGGTTTAGTTAATATCTGTGCCGAAGAGGCTTTTGAAGCTGTTAAGGAAAACAAATACCGTAGTGCAAAAATTAAGATGGCCGTAGGCGGTCTTCCAGAGAATAGAGGCCTGAACCCACTAGACTATATTGTTACTTGGTCTATTGACGGGTTGATTAATGAATATAAGGGAGAAGCAGAAGTTCTCTTGGGAGCAGAAAAGAAGAACGTACCCACGCTCACTGGCCTAGAAACTATGACTGTTGACGGAGATGAGTTAGAAGCGTTTTACACAGCCGGTGGAAGCTCTCACACAATTCAATCCATGTTTAACCAAACTTCCCGTCCAATACCTGACGTTACATACAAGACGTTGCGATACCCAGGACATATGAATATGGTGAAGTGGCTCATGGAAGAGATTGAGATGGACCACATTGATTTGACACATCTGTTTAAGTACGGCTGTGCGGCGTTAGACGAAAAGGATATTGTGAAGTTCTATGTCGAGGCTACTAATGGGAACTTGTCTTACAAAAGAGAACACACATTCTATGCAAGCGAAGAGTTCTCTGCTATGCAGCGTTCAACCGCATACAGCGCAGCAGCGGCGATTCAGACAATGTATATAAATAGGCCGATACCAGCCCGCTCTTTTGCCCTGGACTATTCATACTTCTGTAACGATTTGTTTCATGAGCGTTTCAGAGACGCTTTAAACAGAGACCGCCCAGAGAAAGAGAAAGAGTGGGTGGTCTGATGACATTTTTCCCACTTCATGTTCACAGTCACGACAGTCTTCTTGATGGCCTTAGTAAGCCTAAAGATATTGCCAAGAGATGCAAAGAACTTGGTTTAAAAGGGTGCGCTTTAACTGACCACGGTGTTCTCTCTGGCGCAGTCAGCTTCGTAGAAGCCATGAAGTCTGCCGGACTAAAACCTATACTTGGATGCGAGTTCTATATCTGTGAGGGCGACCCTACTGACAAGGAGAATAGGACTCGCTCCAACACACACCTTGTAGTCCTTGCCAAGAACAAACAGGGGTGGCAAGACCTTATCGCTGCAACCTCTCAGTCCAATCACCCAGACTATTTCTATTATGCCCCAAGACTAGACTTAGCTACACTCAAGAAGTTCTGCACAGGCAACTGGATTGCGTTTAGCGGACACATGGGTTCACACCTAGCTAACGAAATGTTCATAGACCACAAAGAAGCGTACTCTGCGCAAAGCTACGACGAAGCAACTAGGATGGTTGACAAAGACTGGGTAAACAAGGTCTCTGCTAAAGCTAAAGAGCTTGAGGATATTTTTGGTAATT